GCTTCGTTCATGGCGCGAACCCATGTCTCCCAAACAGGACCACCGTCTTTGAACCCATCAAGTTCACGCGCCAAGCTCGCCACTTTACGGTGAGAGGCTAGGTACCCGTTGAACAGCCGCTCTGCCGCCGCGCCCGTCCCCGCCCTTGTGGTGTTGTCTGCGATCCTGCCACCCGCGTTCTCTTGGATAGACGAGACGATGCCGTTCACTGTGGTCGCAAAGTCTCTATTGTCTTTGGCGGTCAGCAGTTTGTTCTTAAGCCTTCCCATGTGCTCTATCTGCTTCACAGAATCCACAAGCCCCCGCAGCTCCTCCACCGACATATCCTTGTAGTTCTTGCGGTAGGCCTCGTTGAGCAGATCGGGCGCAATATCAGGCACCAGCCCTAGCTCTTTCTGGCCGGCCATCCATTTAACCAAGGAAGCTTGTCTGTTGAGGGCTTTGAGCGTTTGGGTCTTAAGGGAAAAACGTTCTAACGTGGTGTTGATAAGGTCAACATACTCATGGTTGACCGACTTGCGAACGCTGTCTTTGTCAAACTTCCTAAGATATTTCACGCTTTTCTCAACGTAGTCCTGCGCCTCTCTGGTGGCTTTGGCTGCGTACATGTTGACCAGTTGGTTGCGCTTTTCAATCGCGGCGCCTTGCAAATCCCCTTTAGCGCGGAGAGTTTCAGCGTTACGCGCCGCGCGGGCTTCCGCCGCCGTGTAGGTGCTAGGCCTAAGGTCACGAACTTGGGTGCGTGAGATCATCTCTTTGGCGTATCTCTGCGCGGCTTCCGCAAGTATCTTGCGGCCACCAATAGCTTTTTGCAGGGCGTTCAGCTCCGTGGCCACAAACTTGATCCGTACCTCATTGTGTATCGCTTCGTCCGCCGCCCTTGAAAGAGCTTCGGGCGAAGTGATGTCGCCATACCGCTCCAGCATCCGCTGATCGGTCAGAGCTTGGATTTTAACTTTCGAATCTTCGGCCGCGAGTATGGTGCGGATCATGTGGTCGCCGGAAGAGAAGCCAAACATTTCGGCCACTTGGTCAGGGTGCACACCCTTCTCAACCCCCAACATGCCGTACTTCCCATAACCCAACTTGTCGGTGATGGCCTTGTACGCTGGTGTGTCACCGTACAACGCTTCAAGTTCAGGGATCGACAGCTTGTGCGCCCCCTCAACCGGTGTTCCTGTTTCAGGATCAACACCAAATTTCAAGAAGGTTTGTACCTGGTTGACCGGTTCGTCCATCACTTCCTTAGTGACTTCCCGTCTTACCGCCGCGCGTTTAGCCGCTACTTCCCGTTGCAGAGTCTTGAGCACCTTGCTCTTAGCATTGGACGCGAACTTCATATCCCGCAGACTACGGGCTTCGAGCTGGTGCTGCGCTTCCTGCGTGGCTTCAAGGCCTAAATCGTGGTACGCCTTGAACTCATCCGCCGTCATCCCCGCCTCTTCGGCGCTTTTGAAGAACGGGGCGTAAGCGCGTTCGGCCTCCATGTCTTTGATCTCGTTTTCAGTGGCCAACATACGGTCGAACACCGCTCTCATGTCGTCACTCAACTCAACGCGCAACGCGCTCACGCTCTTGTAGACACTCAACAACCAATCCCTAAACCGCGCGAATACGCCCGCCATCTCTTTGCTTGGGGATTTGCCTTCGAACAAGAAAGCTTCAAAACCTCTAGCAAACTGCTCATGCGCGTTGCGTTGCTGCTCAAGCGACTTGGCGTTCCAAGCTTCCAAGCTGTCAACCCCAAGCCACTTCAACGTGGTGTCCATGTCCGCTTTGATTTCAAGAGGCGCGTCTTCAAGCAACGCGATCTTGTTCATTGTCTCCAAGAAAAAGTGACCGCTCTCATGCAGGAAGGTTGAAAGGTCAGCGCTCTTGAAAAGATTGATCGTGCTGGTCTCAACATTGAAAGAACCACGTCTCTTGATGACCTTTTGGAACAAAGAGAAATTGTCCGCGCTATCGCGCATGGCAGGGGTGATCTCTAAGGAATGAACTTTGGTGCCTGTTTCCTCTGTGGGTATCTCTGTTTCCCCAACCTTAGCCCCAAACTTTTTGCCGAAAGTGTCCGCGTACTTGCGTAAAATTTGGTCATAGAACCCTTTCATCCCCGCGCCACCAACCTTCAAACCCTCGCCTGAAAACTCTGTGGGTTCGGTCGCCTTCATGATCTTTTCGGCCATGTCCTTACCGACCACTTCGTCTAAGGTCTTGCCACGGAATTGCGCACCGGTGTACGAGCTGTCTACCACTCCGTTGTTGTCCACCATCAAGTTGAAGGTGGTATCCCCCTCTTTGCTCTTGATGCGCACGGAGCGGCTGCCCTCGTTCACCATTGGGACCGTGATGGATTCGACCTGTTTGCTTAGGTCATAACGATCTGCTTGTTGCTCCCCTGTCGTCCAAGCGACTTTATCGTAACCCTCTTCCACTGCCAATTGCACCGCGCGGCGGAAAGCCATCTCGTGCCAATTCTTTTTGAATGGGGCGTCAGGAACGCTTGCTTCCCCCGCACCGTACCCCTTCTTGCGGCCCTCTTGGTGCCAGTCCGATTGCAATTCCTCAACGAACAAAACCCGCTTGCCATCCGCATCCACGCGGTCATTAAGCCGCAGGTGAGCGATAACATTAGCCTCTTTGAAGTGAGAGCTTTTGTAGCCCTGTTCCCCGTCTTTTGGGGGTAGGGTCATCAAGACTTCGCGGTAATTCTCACCGCCAGGGAGGGTGTATTTTGAGAATTGTGTGTAGTCTTGGCTAGGGTCGCCGCTACGGTGGGTGATCTCCTCCACCTGCACCTGGTTGTCTTCTAGGTGTTTCTCAATCTCTGCCTTGGTGACAGACTTCTTGCCCGCTAGAAAAGTGTCAAGCCCCGTCCACGCAAGCTCTTCAGCCTTAACACCTGGGGTATTTTTCAAGATGCCTAGCAGTTGCTGGCCTGTGCCCTTCTCTTGTTTTAACGTGGATACCGCAGAGCTTAGAGAAGACTGCAATTGGTTGAGGTCTTCTGGCTTCGCTCCCTCTTCTAAGGTATTGGCCTTGCCGAACGCGCTTCCCGAACTCACCGACACAGGATACCTAGCGAACATTTCTTCTGGGGTCACGCCAAGTTTTGAAGCCTGCACCGAATAAAAATTTGAGAGAAGCGTTGCGTACGGCTCGTTAACGTCCTTGGTGAACCGCCCAGCTTCCTGCAATTGTTTAAGCACCCCGTCATACACCACTTGGCGAGAGGCTTTGAACGCTTCGTCACCTTGTTTTTCAGTAAGCAGTTTCTCCACATCGGCGCGGAGGCTTTCTCCTTCTTCTGCCGTGAACTTATCCGCTTGGGCTTTGGAGAAGCCATTCGGGTCAGTTTTCATGTGGTCGACCATTGCCTGCCCAAGTTCATTGCCAGCAATGTGAGAAACGAAATCAGCCACGGGGATTTTCACGTCCGTACCTGTTTGCAGCGCGGCCAATAGCGGTTCCCGCAGAGATGGCACCGCCACCGCGATCTGAAGTGGGTCAACCCCCGCCTGCGCTAGATCAGTAGGATTCACAAACAGATCAGTCAACCCTTCCTGCTCCGCTGCGTCTGTGACAAAGTTTTTGAAACTTTCTAGGTCTCGGCCACGAAGCTTGGACGCTGCCGCTAATTCGGATAGGGTGCTGATCGTGGCGTGGTCTTGCACCGCAAGGTCAGCTTTGGCCGCGTCTTTGAACCAACCACCCTGAACGCGGCCTGCGCCCTTGAGGGAAAAGAAAGTGTTGACCCCGTAGTCGAAAACTTTCTGCGCGATGGGGCGTTCGTCGGTAAGACTGGTGCCTTGAATCTCATCGGTTGCGGCGTTGACCCCAACCGCACGGGCGATAAACTGCGCGAAAGTGTTGTCGGGCAGCACCCGCGCCCCAACAGCGTTAACCACGCCCAGAAGCATCCCAGTCCCCACCGCAGCCGCCGTTTCCGTGGCGGCGGTTGCTATGTCTGGGGAATCAATCGCCTCGCCTATGTTCCCTAGCCCAAAGGCAGCGCCCATAACCATGACATCCCGCCACACGCCACGCGCCAAAGCTTTCGCAAAACTGTCTGTGGCCGCCACTTTGGTGAAGCCAAGCGCCCCCGCCCGTGTTAGCCCTTTTGAGGCAACAACAGCAGGACCACCAAGGAACCCAGCTAAGCCCCCAACACCCGCCGCAATGCCCCCGCTCGTGGTTAGCGGGTCGAGCGCCACGTCAGGGATAAGCCCGAAACTCACACTGTTGATAAATTTACTGCCGATCTGATCGGGTATTTCAGACATCCCACCAGTCTTTGCTCTGAACTCTGCGGGGGTCAAACCCATATCCCGCGCGGTCAGAATCATTGTGGCTCGCGCCTGCTCGCGGCCGGGCATACCGAACGCTTCACCGATCCAATCATGCACGCGCTCGCCCCACGAAGGCCGGTACGCGCTGACCGAAGTCTTACCTATCAGTTTCTCAATGCCGGCCAAATTGTCTACATCATCATGCGCTATCGCCATGTTGTTGGGCTGGCCTAGAAACTTAGAGAGACTTGGGTATCCCTTGGCGATAGCGTCTGCAGGAACGGCCATCGAGGTGGCCTTCTGTTTAACCACATCCGGCAAAGCTTTGACTGTCTCAAGCGGGGTGCCTGTCGCGCTGGCGAGCGATTGGAAAGACGCCTCTTGGTCAGGGTTGGTGCCCTGCGCCAACTGCGCACTGTTCCGTATTAGGGTCGCGGCAGCAGCCTCTTCTTGTTTAAAGAAACTGTCCGAAAATTCATCAAGATTAGCCTGTGCACTGTTCCGTTTCAGAGTCGCGGCAGCGGCCTCTTCTTGTTTAAAAAAACTGTCCGAAAATTCATCAAGATTAGCCATCACCTAACTTCCATTTACGGTAAAATCTCAAAATATCCATGTCCGTAGGGGGGATATTGGTTCGTTCAGCGAACTTCTTTTTGATGTTTTCTACATCCGCCTTAGGAATGTCGTCTACAGTCATATCAAGTAACTTAAAGTTTTTCTGCCCCAATTTAACCCCCAATATAGTTGATTCTTGGTAGCCAAATAATGTTTTCTGGATATTCACTGATTTCGCAAAGATGGCGTCGATGGCGGTCTCCACTTCTTTTGGCGCGAGCTTGCGCCCTATTGCTTGTTGCTGGGCGTAAATCTCATCCCTCACAAATTTTTGAATCTGGCCGATACGCGCCGTTTCCACGCCGTCTGGGTCGTCTGATTTCTTAGGGTTGGGGTTGATACCCAACGATTCCAGCCTATTGTTAAGCGTGCTGTTGACCAAAGTATTGTTGATCGCTTTGGGGCTGTCGTCACTGGTGCCTGTGAGGTACCCCGCCCGCAGCGTGATGATCTTTTCTTGATCGCCTTTGTCGAAGTTCGTTCGCAAAAACTGTTGGAAGATAGGCTCTGACATCGCCGCCAATTCTGCTGGGCGTTGAACGGCCCAGGAATACTCTGCCATGTTGGTCACCACATTGTCTGACGAAATCGCTTTGGCGAACTTCATCGCGTCATCATATTTTGCGGGCGCATAACGGGAGAGATTGCTAACAGTTTCAGGCTTGAGCAGGTTGAAGTTGCCGCCATTGGCAATCAATTCCTGTTGCGCGACCTCAAGCGCCGCGTCTCCACGTTGCTTGTGCACTTCTCCTATGAGTTTGTACTGCGCTGCCGCTTGCGTGCGGGTAGCTTCCACTGCTCCCAAACGGGGGTTGGGGCCTAATTTCTCGACAGCGGTGTTGATAAACTCTGCCTCTGTGGGGAGTTTGGCCGCGCCGGCGCCCGCTCCGAAACTCTTCATGCCTTTATCCACATACGCTAATGTTTCGGTATTGCTGGCGGGGCTTTGAAACTCTTTAAGGTGGTTCATCCAATCGTTAGGGTTGCCCGCCTTCTCGGCCGCCGCGATCGCGTTGTCCACGGTACCTGGCCCCGCATTGTACGCTGCCAAAGCTTTCGGCGCGTCTCCATAACGTTTGACCATTGCGGTCAAGTAATCCGTGCCTACGCGCTTCCGTTCGTCTAGGCTGTCGTCCTTAGCGGGTTCTACCCCAAAGCCAGGGTTAAAATTGGTGGTGTCCATGACCTGCATCTCGCCCTTAGCCCCAGCGGAAGAGGTAAGCGGTTTACCATCTTGGCCAAACCGCCGGCCGCCGCTTTCCATGCCTTGCACAATGTTGATGAGACGGTCCATGTCGGTAGGGTTGAACGCCGGGCTGTAGTCTTTCATTGCTTGGCTGGAAGCGGTAATGGCTTGGTGCGCGTCCATTTTCTGATTGACCTGCCCTTGCACCCTAAGAATATCCGAAGCCGTCATGTTGGCTTTGTTCTTGTCAAGGTACGCGGTTGCGTAGGTAGGGTTGTTGTTGACCAGAGCAGACTGCACAACTTTGGCGTGAACAGAACTTTCCGCTTCGTTCATGGCAGCTTGCGCTTCGCTGGCGCTCATTCCCGTCAGCTTGGCTTTCTGGTAGATCGACTGTTTGATGCCCCCAAAGTTTACGCCGGATTCAAGGTCTTTGACCCCGTTGATAGCCGCATCGATTTTGTCAGGGTTATCCCAGTTTAGTTCAGCTTCCTGCATCGAGAGTTTGAAATCCCCATCGGCCACAGATTGGCTGTAGTTCCGAAATTCTTTAAGCATGTGCGACTGCACGTCACCTGTGAAGCTCGACCTGAAGCTGCTGGCCTGCGCCATGAACGCCCGCCGCTGGGCTTCGCTCCCTAATCCCCCAGAGATACTACCAATCGCTTCGTCTAACCTTCCGCCGTATTCGTCAGGAAGCGCCCGACCGTCTGGCCGCTCTAAGGCGTTGTTGCCTTTGAGGTTAAGGAACCCATCTTTAGGATCGTAGGTGAGTTGCATCGCGCGTTCACGCATTTGGTTCACCGCGTCCGCAACGCGCACCTTATTGACTTCGTCCAGCGCGTCAACTTTTATGCTGACCGCGGTGTCCGCCGCCCGTTCTACCGCTTGCCCAAGGCGTTGCTGTTGCTCGCCCGCGATAGAGGCCGCGCGGCCGAAGCCTGGGTCGCTAAAGCCCGGCGTGCCGCCCCCTGAAGGTCGGGTTGAGAAATTATCATAGCTTGGAACCTTAACAGCCATTAGCCAAACGCTCCTGCTTTGTCGAGGGAGTAATAATTCTTGGCTAGAGAAGACGCAGAGCCTATCAAACTGGTGGCCATCACCATATCTGGGTTGATGCTTTTTGCTGCCGCTCTCGCCAGCAACGCTCTGTTGGTGTTGTTGACCGATTCAATGCGGTACCCCCACGCATTGCGGATGGCGTTGGCGGCCACGGTGTTGGCGTCAATCTCGCCCATGGTGTCTGTGGTGGTGAGAATGTTGTTGACGGTAGAAGTTGGGTCGCCGTCAAGCGCGATGCCGCTAGCTGCGAAACTGGCTTTCTGGGCGCCTTTGACTTGCGCGGTGTTGAGCCGCACCTTTTGCTCATCGCGTTGCCCTGCGATCAGTTCAGATTCGGCGTTCATTAGAGATATTTTTGCGTTGATGTCGTCCAGTGCCGCTTGCGCTCTTAAGGCGCCTCTCTGCCCCGCAGCTGCCTTACGCGCGCCCATCGCGCTGAACACCGATCCCGCCGCTTGGACGCCAATCATTGCGGTAGCTGGATCACACATTGTTCTTCACCTCTTTCATAACACCCCAACTGGCGCGTTCAAACCCAAGTTTCTCGAAAAGGCGCGTGGTCTTTTCAGGCTCAATGCCTGTGCTAACCCCTAGCCAGAACTCGTCTGCATCATAACGCAAAACTTCTTGCTCTGCAGCTTTAATCATGCGCACCGCTGCACTGGTTCCTCTATATGCTTGGCGCACAAAAAGCCCCACCTCCCTAGCCACGCGAATATCATGAGTTGGGCTATCCCCCACGTGCACCGCGATAAACCCCACAAGCTCTTCTGCTTCTGTCTCTGCCACATACCCGAAAGCGTTGGCGCCGCCAAAACAAAAGTGGGTCGCAAAGTCTGTTGTACGTTTGCGGTTGAACCTTTTCCCTCTATAGACAGGGCTTTCATCGGTCAATGCTTCCACCAAGTCTACCACCTGGCCTAGATCGAAAGCCACCATTTTCCGGATGTTAAGAGCCAATTGCCACCTCCAAGGTCATCGAAACGATCGTGAGTGGTAAGGGGTCTTCCTGACGAACGCAAACAGTTCCACTGTCCCCCCACGCAGGGCTAAGAACAATAGGAATTTCACGGGTCTGCAGCCCAACAGGGGTACCGTAAAGTTCTGTGGTTCGCAATTTGGCGGGCACGAGGCGGTCGAAAGCCGGCCCTGCAGAGATGCCACTCGATTCATTGACCCGCAACCATATCTTGTTGACGTTCTTTTGCCGACCTTGGCCGTAAGCTTCAGTCTCGAAAGACAAAGGTAGGAGCTTCAAATCCGCGGTGATTGGTAGCCCAATCTGCACCTTACTCGCCGCTTGGTCAAGTGTGATCGCGCCGCCAGTGACCACGCGCTGGGGGTGCACCGCACCGTCCGCTAGGATGTTGACTGTTTTCCCTTCCAACCAAGTTAGCCCTGATATGGTGGTGGCAGGAACGCCGTTGTACGTGCCCCCACAGTCCACAAAGAAACTGTCAGCAGGTGACGCGAACCGGCGGCTGGCGAACCGCTCAACATAGCGCTTGACCGAACCGTTAATGGTGCGCTTCACAATGACGTACACCGCATCTTCCGCGCCCTCAGCTACCACGGTCACAGCTTCGAACACCCCGTCAGTGTCGTGTTGGTGGACCGCGCCAATCTGTTGTTCAGGGACGTAGGTTAGCCCTAGCAACTTGCCGCTGGAGGACACGCCCCACACAATGGGGGTAGGGGCTTTGGCGAAGGCCTGCGCGGTTATATCGTACCCATCAAATAGATGCGGAGCACGGAGGGATATGTCCGAAGACACGTACCCTGAAGACCCCATTGCGCTGGAGGTGTACGCGAGTTCCCGCCAGTGGCCGCCTCGCGCGGCGGCGTAGATGATGTTGTTGTTGACGATTACCGGTTGAACATTGTTCGCCCCGATATAGGACATCGGGCGCACAGAGATTGAGGTGGGGGTGATCGCATCGGAGTTGACCGAAGTTACTCGCCATTCCGCAGAAGAGGTCAGCAGGATCAAACTCTGCACAGGAACGATATGCCGAATGGTATTGGCTTCCCGCGCAAACACTTTGAAATTGATAGCATCACTATCGTTAGTGGGGATTGCGTTTGCAAGGTTGCTCTCTGTGCCGCTGCGGGTCATCCACATGTTGCTGGGCTTGTTGATTGTGCCCCCAAAAGTACGGCGCTGCTCAAAATAACTCACCGCCCCAGGGTAATCCCCCGCTGCGTTGAAGGGGTTGTTGGCGATCGGTGGGGTTTTCGACAAGTCTGCGGTAATGTTGTCGTCTCTAAAGGTCAACGCATCCGTCTGGCCGATGTACCCGTACAGCCCGTTAGATTGTTTGTACACATTGTACCGAATTGCCCCTGACACTGCAGCAAAACCTATGGTGTTATAGTTGCCCGTGGTGAGTAGATTGTTGGTGCAGGTGGCCGCCGCGCTTGATAGGCTCTCCTCTAGCCCTGTGTTGTCCACCGCCGCGACTTTGTAGGAATAAGACGTTGCCCCCGCCCCTGTCGGGGTAGCTGTCACCCCTGTCGGCGCGGCTAGTATCGACACAAAGGATGTTGCGACCAGTTGCCAGTTTGCCGCCCCTAGACGGCGCAGTTCCCTGACCGCGTAGTTGGGGTGCACGATAGTGACCACATCCGCCGACTGCACGAAATGAATATCGAACAGGTCCGCTTCAACATATGGGTTGGGGATTTCATACAGCGCCCCAGTCATTGCGTACCAGTAAGTCGCATTGGGGGGTGTTTGGTTGGTGTGCGCCAAAACGCAATAGTAGTTGACCCCTAGGTAGCTTACCAAATCCCCTAGAACATACGCCGTCACGGATGACCACGCGGTAGGGGAGCCAGCGAGCAGGGTCGCGCCGTTGGTGTGGAACCTAAACCACCCAGCGCCCATCTCGATCGCAAAGGTTTGTGTGGTCGAATAGGTGAAGTTGATAAGCGTGGTGCGCTTGGTGCTGTCTTTAACCTCTCTGACGAAGGTAGTGCCCGGCCTATTGGCCGCAGGACCGTGGGGTAGGATCAGGAAGTTGCGGCACAACGCCAGCCCTGTCTGGTATTTACTGTCATCTAGTCGACCAAAAAATTCAGGCGTGACTTCACCACCACCAAAAGACCTAGAGAGGGTGCGCACGTTGGTCATCGCCCTGCGATCCAATCCGCTGGGGGTGTGACGTTGGTTCGGCTTCGTTGGTTGGCGTCAGAGGCAACCGCTTGGCCTTTGAGTTGCATCGCTATGGCCATGCACCCCTTCGCTTCCGCACGGCCAACGTCACCTTTTAGCACCGGCCCCGCCAGATACGCCGCCAGATACCAAGTCAAAGTGTCGGTGAACAGGGGGGAGAAACGGCCGGTGTCGGAGACCTTAGCCAAAAACATAAGGGCGGCGGATTCTTGGTTCGTCCACAGAATCTTATTGCCGCTCGCGTCTGTTTCCACTGTGAAATCTGTGGCCGCCCCTGCGTTCAGGAAAGTGTTGGTCGCCGCCAAGGTCGATCCTGGGTAACTTGTGAGGGTAGTGGCACCCAACGTAGCGGGCGGGTGAATCTCGATCGGGCGGATACAAAGGTTGGGCAACGTGTAAGCAAACTGCCACTCACCAGTAGGGTCGGTTATCGACAACTCCACCAATGCTTCACGGCGAGTAGCAAATCCCCAGTCATGTTGCTCAAGTAGGCTGTCTCTGGCGATAGGATAGAAAGTAGCGCAGTGTTGCGCCTGCGCCGAACCTTCAGGTGGGCTAAGGCTGGACACAGTAGCATCATCCCCTAAGTGCGACAGCGCCAAATTGGAAATATCAACTTCGCTGGCCATGCAACGCTACTTTCAAAAAATAAGGGCGGCGGCTTGCACCACCGCCCTTTAGGGTTTTTCAACAGGCTTAGGTCTTAGAAAAGTCCCTGCCCATCATGGTTTACAAACCAAGAACTTACTTCGTCTTCGGGCACCTCGAAGATGTCACCTTCTTCACGAAGTTGCTCGCCGTAGTAGCCCGCCGTCAAAGCGACAACCCGCTTTTTAGGGGATTGTTCCCGCGCCATTTTTGCCACCACAGGATTGGTGGCATAGATGCCCGTAGTCGGGGCGGGAGGGGAGGTGTTGACCCCCGCTAAAGCTAGCGCTTCGTTTAGCGCCTGCGCTTTAGCGGCGGCTACCGCTGCCGTGATGCGTGCTTCCACGTCTAGCACGTCTTCTGGGGTCAGCTGTTCCAACTCCGTAGCGGTTTGGGAATGTTTAGCCATAACATTGTTACCTTTCTAAGACCAGAGATTAAAGAACTACAAACCCAGAGGCACCAAATTGGTACACTTGAGGGTCTTTAACAATAAAGGCATCAAACGCTCCCGCAGTGTACACCGCAGTAGCGACCCTGTACGCAACACGTATGTAGCGCCTGAGCACTCCGTTGGGTAGTTCTTGGCTGTAGATGGTTGTCCCCGCCGTTAGCGCAGCTAGAGCAAACGCAGGCCCGATCGCTGCATCTACCCAAGTGGAGTTATCGGCGGAGGTTTGCAGGACGGCCTGCACAGTGGGCGCGCCCGCCGAAGTGAAAGTCGTGTGGACCTTCACAATTACCGTCACATTTTGCCCAATACCTTGGTCGTGGGCGGCCAAAGTATCAAGTTGGTTGGTGGATACAGTATCGCCAATGGCGGTTACTGCTTGTGCTACAGAGAACACTTCTTGGCTGTCAATATATGCCATTTTAGTTTCCTTTCAAAGTTCTTGGATTAGACCACACGGGCTTCGGTGTTCAGGAGCTGATCGCTGGTGCGGACCGGAATCCCTTGAAACCTAACTGTTCCGTTGTTGACAGAGCCTGGCCCAACTGCGCCGAACTGGTTGATCGCGTCTTGGATGCTAAGCACGCTGTTGGACTTATCCAAAGCCGCAATCGCCAAGTATTCTTTGACTGTACGGTTGGCGTAGAACACAGCGGTGCCCATATTCATCGAAGGGATACGCGCCATCGCGCGGATCATCACTTTTATTAGCGCGGTTGCAGCGGTAGGAAGTTGGGTACCTGTTTGCGCGGCCAAATCCGTGACATTGATATTAGCGATGCGCACGACATAGCGCCAATCCCGCAATGAGATTGCACCTTTCCACTGCCAACGGTCAGCATACGCCCGGTAGCGGTTGTTGCTCGCGTCAAAAGCATCGATCACCCCCAAGTCTTCATGGGTAAGCCCAGCTTTAGACCCTTTAGGGAATATACCAGTCACGGAGTTTTTACCCCACACAATCAACCACACCGAAGTGTTGTTAGAACCAGTGCCACCGGCGTCGATAATGTTGGTGCTGTTGCCCGCGGACAAGGAAGAATAGCGGGGGGCAAAACCTGTAAAGCGTTCTGCGTTGATCGCGGAGTTACCGTACCACAAAGTTTGGCAAAACACTTGGTTCATAGCTTCCAAGAACGCTTGTGCTTCGCTTAGGCGGTATTCAGAGGTGTTGCCATTCAGATCAGCGATGTCTTTATCGATCTCTGCTCTGGTTTCCAACATGCCGCACACGTCATCGACTTGCGCCCTAACAGATTTGGAAGCAGGAACACCAGCGTAAAGCTGCCGCCAGATAGCGGTGGGCAATCCAGTGCGGATTGTGGTGCGGTGGCCGGTAGGAAGGTTGCCCTCTACAAATACCATATCCGTAAGGATTTCGTTTGTTTGGTTCAACAGTTCAACAACAGTAGAGGTTTTGCCGTCAGGGTCGATTGACTTCGCAAAGTCTAGCAGGGTGACGGCACCTGCTTTAGGGAAAAGTGCCATTTTTTAATTCCTTAAGGTGTTTTGTTGGAGGTTGTGCCGTAAAGCGTATCAGCAGCGGAAAGCCCCCCTGAAGCCCTAGAGCCGGAAAGGATAACTTTGTCGTCACTGATCTGTTTACCAACACGGTAGAAAAGCCGGATGACTTCAGGATGGTTGCCCAAACCAGAATCTTCCAACAGTTGCCCTAACTCTGGGGTTCCAAAAGTCTTCAAGGTTTTCTTTGCTGCGGCTAGGTTTGCGGCGAGGTCATCGCCACCAAACTCTTTGTCCGCGGTAGAAAGTTCGCCCCAAATACTTTTCGCTTTTGCAACGATCGCCGCTTCACCTGGACCTGCGGCTTTATCCGCGATCTTTCCCCCAAGCTCAATCAGGCGTTGCGCCTGCTCTTGGTTGAGGTTTAGCTCTTTAGCAATCGTCTTGAACTCACCCATTGTTTCAGGGTCCACTTTATGCCCTTCGGCCAACGTGAACTCCTTATACTCTGCGGGAGCACCTTGCGTTTTCTTACCTTCTTCCGTCTTCACGGCGTCAGTGTTGGAACCGTCTTCATTAGGTTGCGCACCTTCCACCGTGCCTAAGGTTTCCCCTTCGGCCACGGGTCCTGGTGCCAGCAGGGAACCACCTTCATTGGGTATTGCGGCGCTATTCTGCGATTGATCTGTCACTGGTATTCTCTTTCGTCATTAGTGCATATTTTTCAGGGCAATGCTCAACCATCTTTTTCAGATAAGTCAAACCAACCACCCTTTGTCCTTCACGGAAAAACGTTTCCGAATTGCCCGTGAAGCTAGAACGATAGATGCCTGCGGTTTCAAGAAGTCCCCACATGACGCGGCGGCCTCTTGGATCAGACATAAGCCATTTAAAATCATCGGCTTCTTGGCGTTGGGTAAGGCGTTGGCGCTCTTTACGATCGCTTTCCACTTTCTCGGTCGCCCGAATATCCGTTGGGTCGTAACTGCTCATGGGCGGAGTATAAGAAACTTTAAAATTTCTATGCCCACCACTTAAGAACCATACAGTTTATTGGCTTGTTCGGTAGAATTGGCTTGCCCCTCTGTCCCTGTGACTTCCATATCCGTGACCTGAAGTTCAACATTTTGGCAGGTTTCACCGTCTGCTTCTTGCCTTTGGCTAACACTGGTCACTGTAACCAAAATTTGCATCCGCAGTTGACTTCCTACTTCTGGCAGTTTGGCAATGCCAATTTTGGCTAGAGTATCCTCATCCAAATAAAGCGAAGTGCCGTAAGGATACTTCGAGTTGACAATTTTAGCTTCGCCTTGCTCGTCTGCAGTTTCTTCTGGGGTGTAGGCGATGTTTACCATGTTGTTTCTTTCTAGTTCTTGATGACAATAAAATCGAAAGGCCACGTAGCAGCAGGTGCAAGGTCCACGGTAACTGTGAAGCTGCCTGCTGCAGTGACTACCGCCCACTTGGTAGGCGTGCCCACCGCACGGGGTTGGATTAAGACGTGGTCAGCAACCGCAACCTGTGAGTTGGTGACGGTGACGGTTGTGGCCGCCGCCGCGATAGCCGCACGCCCCGAACCTGTGTTGGCGGTACCGTTGCCAGGGGTACCAGATATATCAGTTCCTGTCACCGATAGTTGGGTACCAGCGATGGTGTTGCGGGTTGTCGCGCCAATTGTGGTGTTGTTGATGGTGCCCCCGTTGATGGTCGCTGTGGTGATCGTTTGCGCAGCGACAACTAGTGTGGGCGCGAAAGCTGCAGACACTGGGATAAGGTATTCTTTGCCGTCCACGCCAAGAAGCCCAACTAGATTGTTGGTGCTTGGTGTATATAGCCCCGCAACGCCTTGTATAGTAAGATTCGCCATAATTCAAACTTTCTAAGTGTAACCGCTGAACGCGCCGGTCGCATCGGTAAGCGCGTTGCCCTGGTTGGTGGGTGATGTTGCTAAATTCTTAGCCGTCTTAGACGCGCTTTCGGCCATAGCGGCCTGCTGCGCCATCTTCTGTTGCTGTGCGCGCTCGTCACGCACGGCTTTAACCTTGTCCTCTGCGACAATCATTTCAGGATCAATGCCCAACATATCGGCGTATTTGTCCGCCCATTTGTCTTCATCGAATTTGTCCAAGATGTTAGGCTTCATAGAGGCGATGGCCCCTAAGTTGTTGACAAAGCGATCCACAGAATTGGTGGCGACAGAGCGTTGCGCCTGCGCCAGCATCGACACAAAATCAACATTAAGATCAACCCCTTCCAATTCCTTAGGGGGCGGGGGCAGCTGCCCTATTTCCATCATCCGTTCAAAGGTCATGGATACCAAAGGATCGAGTAGCTCGTTGTGCAGGCGTTCTAGCACGGGGCCTAGCATGAGAAGCTTCTCTTCATGCCTTTCTGCCACCTCTGTCGCGGTCATACGCGCCACGTCTTGCCCCGACAACATCAAAAACAAATCGGTGTAGAACGTCTGGTTGATCCGTTGCCTAACGTCTTGAATGTCCATCAACAGGTGCTGGAGGTTCAGCGTTGTTTCGAACATGGTGCGCACACCAGTGCTGGCGCTGGCCGAATCAATGTAGGTTATGCCACCAGGTAGGCGGCTCACGTCTTGGTTCTTAAGGCTTGTCGGCGCTTGTAGGGGCGGCCTGGTGCTATAGTCAATGGCTTCCGCTTTGCGCAACTGTTGGTGCTGGAGCTGTTTAATATCCCCCAATGCTTCCATCCCAGGGGAGTTGCCGTATATATCCCCACCGCTTACCGCCCAGCGGGGAGCCAACACGCGGAAGCTGTTAAAACCCCCATCGCGCAGAAACTTGCTTTGGTTCGCCCCGCTTTCCATGTACACTGAACGCCAAGGCATGTTGGCCTGGTCCTTCATGTTAGGATTGCGGTCATAGCGCGGCTCTATCACGTGGATGATCTTAACCCATGCATCCAGGTTGCCCCTGCTGTGCATGTTTTTTACCGCATCCGAACAGTTGCTGTAGCCAAATTCTTTAACCATCGCGCCTACCGAAACTTGCAGCTCGCGGTATACCGTGGTCACATCCCCGTTGAAGTCGGTCGCCAAGCAATACTCGCCAGCGGTTAGTGGTACCAGCCTTATGCCTGTTTTGAAGTCGTCAACCACGATGGCGCAAGCGGTGCCGTATGCACCAAGTTCTTCGTACATGGTGTGTAGCACGCGGTAGGTATTGGATTTAGAGAACACATCCAACAAGATGCGGGTCACTTGCGATAGCCAGACTTGCACCGCCGCGCTGCCCATAAGGTCAGTGTTGGGGGTGGCGAGCCTGAACCATGGGCGGGCTGGCGAAGTCGCGCCGCCCATTAGCCCTGCTGCTAAAACGCGCAACGCTCTGGTGCCAGTGCTATCGTAGATGTTGTTGTGTTTGCGGGTGCCCTTATTGGCATCGCTTACCACAAACTGCCCTGAACGGGGCAAGATATACGATGATATTTCTTTCCAATGGTCCACCCAACTGGCGCGTTCCGTCTGCAATGCCGTCCAGCGGCGCCACATATCGTCACGTTCTTTGAAGCTGGAGGTGTAACCACCCATGCGTTATTGCCCCAAGAGGGTGTTTTGGCCTAGTGCAAGTTTTTTAGGGTCTACCCCCTGCGGGCCAGTCAACATGGTAGAACTTGAACCGCCCAACGCGGCTTGAATGTTCTCTGCAAGCAGATTTCGCACATTCGGGGATTTGGCATTCGCCCTGTTCTTAGCTTCGTCTGCCTGTTGGTAAGCGCGGTCCGCATTGGCCTGCGCCCTAGCCTCTAATGCACTGGTATCTGGCTGCTGCATCGCGGGTCTACCCAACAAAGCCCCTACAACACCACCGACAAGGCCGCCCAAAAGGCCGCCACCGCCACCACCCCCAACAGCATCTGCAATGCTATCCACAAAACCGCACATATCTCGCGCCTTTCTTTAGTGATCTAAACTTGCGTACGGATCATAGTTGACTTGTGGCGTTGAATGCCCACCCGTGCCCATGCCCGTTAAATGTTGAATTTTAGGCGTGCGGATAAGGGCTAGAATGTAGGCAGTCGCCCAGTCTGGTGACCTGCGAATACGGTTGACAATCTCTTCCCTACTTTCCACGTAAATTGTCGATCCTTTCAATTCCCATTTAGGGGCAGTGAGGTCTGCAAGTAGCTCTTTGGATGGGGGCAGGGTCAGGCCAGTGTTGTTGTTGGGGTCTAACTCTTCCCGCATGCGCCACCACAACTGTGAACGCTGATTCTTGAACCTTAGGCGGCCAGATTGATCCGTTCCTACTGCGGCTTCGCTCACGTTCACACCTACCACGGGTTGCCGTGCTTTGCTCAAAAAGTCATAGGGCGATGCCCCCACCCCTATTACATCGATATGCTGCACCGCGTTGTCGCGTGTTGCGGCCATGATTAGCCCCATGATTGCTGGGCCGTCAGGGGTTTGTGCGCCCGTGTAAACCAATGGCATATCAAACCAATTATCCTCATGCAGGCGGGCGATGATCGTGTTGTCCTTACCCCCACGCGCCACGTCACATCCTACGGACTGCATCGGAGCTTTGCGTGCTGGTTCCTTCCATCGATCCATCGCCAACTGCACCCACGTGGTAGGGATAACCTGCCAGGGGTCGTCTTCAATGCCCGCTTGGAAATCACCATACAGCATTTGCGAACGCAAGGGTTCAGGCAAGGCCTGCAGCGTGCGCATGTAGCCAGTGCCGAACAGGTGGGGGTTGTCCGACACGCGAGAGGGGATGAACGTGCGAGATAGCGGCAGGATAACATCCTCTGGCTTGTACGCTTTAGGATCAAAATCATAGCAAATTTCATCACCATCAAGCACAAAGCTGCGGTTATCGGCCACCCAGCGATCCTTACCGTTGATAGACGCGCACCAGCGCACCTCACCTGGAGCGGCGGGCTTAGGGTATTGGGGATCAAGCCAAGGGGCAAAGAACGGAATGATCCAACGCCCTTCAGCGGTTGTTGGTGGGTTGAACGTCAGCAAGGCTTGGCAGCGTTGCTTGGGGTCAGTGGACCGCAACCAACCCAACAGGAAGCGCACGGTCGCCTCTAAGAAATTGGTCGCTTCGTCAAAGCCTAGGAAGTCATGCGGGCGGCCTTGGTATTTCGTTTCATCGCCAGGGTTGGGCACCGATCCAAACTCAATTTGCTGGCCGCCAGGGAGCCGCCAAATCTTTTCTTGCCCATTGTAACCATCCCTGCCCTTAAGCAAACTGGTCAGACGGTCCACAATGCCCGTTAGCTGCGTTCCCTCGCGCCTTAAGATCATCCCTACTTGGTGCTGCGTAAGGATTTTGCCGCACATCAAATCGGTCTTACCGCCACCAGCAGCACCACCAAAGCCGATAATATCCGCTTGGCTCTGATAGGCCATGGTTTGAGGGCCAGGCAATGGATACCAAGGCTTAATTCCCCCGCGCAAGTGGATCAACCGCAAGGCCTCTGCGCGTTGTTGGGGTGTGAATGCCGCGACTTGTTCAGGGCTAAAAGAGGTCGCTAACATCCGCATCCTGTTCAGCGGCGGGCGGTTTTACCAAGGCGTTAAGCGCGGCGGCTAGTTGTGCGTCGCTAACTGGCACCGTGGGGTGCAGGGGCGCACCGTCACGGCCTGTTAGCTCTTGCCTTGTGAAGTTTCCATACTGCGCGGGGTTCATGCATCCTAGCACCCATTTCCGTGCGTCAACGCGAAGCTTAGAGCGTTGAACGTGTTCTTTGTTCAGCACCTCAATCACTTTGCCGTTTTCCAGCTGCTTTTCCATCCAATCGTTGCGGGCGTCATCGGTAATCTCAAGAATTTCATCAAAGATCAATTCCGCCCTAGCCTTAACCGCTTGCACGTAGCAATCAGCCAACGCGGGATCGTTGCTGATCCAACGATGCACCGTGGG